ATTTAGCAAATGGGCGTTCTCGGAGTAATGGCCTTGATGGGCATCTAGTAGAAGGATCTGACGTAAATGCTGGAACTGGGATAAATATTGACGGCACTGACAACGCAGGATGGGGTATTACAGACAATTCTTTTCTTGGTTGTACTTGGATAGGCACTCACACTGCCGGAAACACAACCGGGCCACACAGGGCTCTCAATGACAATTCCCGATCAACATTTATTGGGCCTTACACGGAGCCCGGACAAAATCCGGCTTTTATGTCACGAAATTCTATATCTATAGGCGGTCATCATTTAACAGGGACAACTGGACGCGGGGCTCACTGGCATAATGGTACTCTTGAATCTGTTGAACGACTACGAACCAGTGGAACAAATTATGGAGATACTTATCTTGAAAACAATGCTCAAACAGGACGGCAGGTAGTTATTGGAAACAGTGCAAGCATAAGCGATTCCAGAACTACACACTTAGGATTTGAAGTTGATGGGTTTATAATTGGTTCTCTTTATGGTAGATCAAAAATAAATAGCGGGTTAGGGACACACGTTTAGGGTTAGAGTTTTATAATAACACTTCTGAAACTTATTCAAGAGAGTTGAGATTTGATGGTTCACAATCTGAGTTTTATCCTGATATAGACGGTTCTTGGTCTTTAGGGTCTGCCTCTAATAAATGGAGTGAAGTCTTTGCAGCAGCAGGCACCATAAACACGTCTGACGAGCGAGAAAAACAGCAGCAACGCAGTGTCAGCGAGGCTGAACAATTATGCGCCGTTGACCTTAAAAGTTCTATTAAGGCGTATAAATTTAATACAGCTGTTGAAACTAAGGGTGATAGTGCTAGATGGCACTTTGGTCTAATGGCCCAAAAAGTTGTAGAGTATTCAATGACCATGGCCTTAATGCCCATGAGTACGGAATGCTTTGCTACGACGAATGGGAAAAAGAGTATGATGAAGATGACAATATTATAAAGAATCAGGTAATATCTATGGCGTTCGTTATGACGAAATAATGATGTTTATACTAGCTTCTAGTTAGGACTGGGATAACTTTTAATTTTAGCAATTTAACGGAAAGCCGAGGTAGACTCTCGGCTAATTCAAGTACATAAGTTGGTATGCTGGACGTGCTCCGGTTCCGCATTAGCCAAAAGCCAAAAGCTGGTTAATGGCGCTATCTGCCTGATCCTCGTCTTCAAAAGCCCGGCTCAAGATGAAGCGCCACACCACCGAGAACGCAGCCTTGTAAAAATCGTTGAATTCGTACTGGTCCATGGCGTTGAAGTTTTATGGACAGGGCTCTTTTCGTGACGCCGTTCGGTGTCATGGCGTACTCAAAGTAACCCGCCTCAATCTTGATCCATTCGTGAAGCGCCTCTCGTGACTTGTGAGGGGCATCAATGCGTAACCCGCGTGAATGCCTTAGTTCATCGAGAAACGCAGCGCAGGCCCTACGTATGGCGCCAGAATTGCCGCCCTGCTTGTCCAGCCAATCCGCAAACCGTTTGAGCGTGCTTGTTTCACTTGAAGACACCAGACCGCCCGTAGGCTCCCAATAGTCCATGGTCAGTTCAATGAGCCCGCTCCAATACAGCCCTGTGGTGCTGCAATGACCTGGATTTAATCTGTGTCACGGATACCCTGACCGCCTGCCCGGTTTTAAATTTGCCCATGTGGTCCTGGTCAGCGGCAGACGCCGGCCGCAATGCGCCGTCTTGACCTTTCACCAGCATGAGTTCAATCGGCACCTTTCAGATCCCCCATGAGCTTTGCCAGCGTTTCCCGGCCTTTCTTGCGACTGGACTCAGTAACAACGCCCGTTGGATTTCCGTGCTCGATCATTGCAGGCTGCTCATAAAAATCATGGCCGTTCATCCAGTGGTCAATCATTTCGTCATAAGCCCGCGCCATGGCCTTGGTTGCCTTTTCGGCATCGTTGGTTTTCATTTCGTACCAGTCAATAAACCGGCTCATGGTATACATGGCAGGGCTCAACCTGGACCGGCGCCGGTTATGATCGCCTTTGCGTAGCAGTGCCATCATCTGGCTTATCGCGTTGTCCTTGCCTGGTATGCCGTTTCGCTCTTTGAGCGCTTCCAGACACCAGGCCACAAACTGGCCAGCGCTTGGAGGGCGAACCCATCCGCAGGCTCTGGCCTGTTCTAATCCTTCCTGAATCATCTGAATGTCACTGACGCCCGCTTTTACCAGCTGCTTTGCCCATTGCCGCTTGGCTGCTTTCACTTCGCCGTCTGACTGCCATATCTCTCGCCATTTGGGGAATATCTCTTGCAGCCTCTGAAACAGGCGATTGATAACCTTGGTGTCCATTTCCTCAAAGGTTTTCGAGGTCGCCTGAGTTGGGGTTAAATCCTTCTGCCCAACTGGTGTCGTCGGGGTCCGTTGTAAATGTCGGGATGCCTGATCGACCGTTTCGTTGATGTTTTTCATTTTGTAACCACTCCGCTTTGAATCCTCGCCAGCCCCTGGTGGCTGCTTCTGCCAAACATTCATCGACCGATATTCCCATTGCCGCCGCTTTGCGCAATTCTTTGCCGATCTGGTTCATGGCGGTTTGGCTATGCGTTGCTTTGGCCTTACGCCGTGCTGCAAGCCAATCATTGAACACCTGCTCCGATGGACTATCTGGCCATGACGAATAATCAATCGCGGCAGCGGGTGTCTTTGTATTCTTTTGTTTTTTACCTTCTGTATCTGTATCTGTATCTGTATCTGTATCTGTATCTGTATCTTTATTCGTTGGTTTCTCGTTGCCATCCCCGTTGCAACGAATCGTCAACGGACGTTGAACGGTCGTTGCCTTTCCGTTTGTTTCCTTCCTGTTTTGACCGCTTTCTGGCTTCAGCTGACGCCCTGCCAGCACGAACCCGCTGTTCCTGTGCATCCTTTACCGCCTCAAGGTCACGTTCAATTCGGTCGTGTACCCATTCCGTTCCTGTGTCGTTGAAAAACTCGCTCAACGAAACTTCAACGGTCGTCCAACGGTCGTTGTCCATCCGTGCAATTTTGGACAGCCTGTTTTTTGGTATCGGCTTACCTGTCTGCCAATAGTTCATTATCAGCAGCAGGTAGGCGCCGTGTTCCTCAGTGGTCAGGTGCATGGTGTCGGCCAGGTAATCAGCCACGTACAGCTGCATGTAAGGTAAGGCCGCCATTGGTTACTCCTTTACCGCTTCAAATTCACCAAGCGCGATGTACTCAGAAAGAGAAAGGCCGAAACAGATCCGCCATTTGAACCATCGTCGCCATAGAGGCCGTTTCGTTGTTCAGGATTCCGCTGGCGCGTTGTGGTGACACGTTTAACTGTTCTGCCAGCCAGGCCCTGCTTTTTCCTCTTTGTGCCATGGCGACCTTTGCCGCCCGGCCTGCATTAAATTCCATACGATATACTCCAATCTGTTACGGTATGACAAGAATAAAGGACGAAATGTAGAATGACAAATAAATAGTTGCACATATCCAAAACCGCTAGTACAGTTTGAATTGTTGATACGGAGGTGAACGTGAATAAAGCAATCGCAATAGCCGCAACAATCCTGGTAGTCGGGCTGGTGGGAACCGCTGGCAACGAGGACTACGAGGAAGCAAAAAGATCCAAAGAGCTTTACTGCAAAATGGTCGCGGAAGGTACGTGGCCAAACTTCAACCCTGAAACCCAATGCGATACGGAGAGTGGCAGCAATGAGTAATTCCATTCCAGAAACCATGAAAGTAGAAATTCACTTCCATGTGGACAAGTACACGCCCGGCAAAATACAGGTTTTCACCAGCGATATGAGCGGTATGGGTTACCCGCACCTCGGGAAAGATACCGTTATTGTCGCTGTGCCTGAGCACGATCCGGTAAAGGCTGAGATAGATATGCTAGAAACCAAGGCCGACGAGGTTCGCCGGGAAATGGGCGACCAGCTGCACAACATCGAGCAGCGCATTAAGGAACTGGCCGCCATCGAGTACAAACCGGAGGGCCGCGACAGTGAGTAACCTTGAACTGTGGAAATCCGTTGAGGAAACCGCGCCGGGCTTTACCAAGACTGGCGACTTGGATGGCCGAAAAGTTACCAGCATTAACGGCACCTACATGGTGAAGCGTGCCACTGAAGCCTTTGGGCCAATCGGCAAAGATTGGGGTTATGAGATTGAGGACGAGCAATTCCAGCCAGGCGCACAGATCAAGCATGGTGGTGAAGTGATTGGCCATGCCGTAATGCATACGCTCAAGGTTCGGCTTTGGTACATGCAGGACGACAATAAGTGTGAAGTAGTGCATTTCGGCCATACGCCCTATATCCGGGGCACGCACTACGGCGCCATGACCGACTTTGACGCGCCAAAGAAATCCCTGACGGACGCAATCAAGAAGTGCCTGTCAATGATTGGTTTCAGCGCTGACGTGTTTTTGGGACTGTACGACGACACCAACTATGTGGAAGCCGCCAAGATCCGGGAAACCGTCAAGAACGCCGACGATGCTGAAGAAGAAATGACCAAAGCCCGAACAGAGTTCAGCGAGTGGCTGAAGCGGGAAACCGACACCTACGCCAAAGTGCCCAATGCGGCACCGTTGCGCCTGATGTACCAGGGCCATCTGAAAAAGGCAGAGCGCCAGTGTGCGGTATTGGGTGTGGACTTCCAGAAAGTGAAGGTTCGCATTGATGCCGCGTACAACGAGCAGATGGATAAGCTGATCCCGCCCGTTGACCTGGTGTGCCATGAGTGCGGAGCCGAGAGCGTAGGCAGGCCCGATACCCGTTGCCCGGATTGTGGTAGCGCAAAAAGAAGCCCGGCAGAACCGGGCAAAGATGCACAAAAAAGGAAGGTAAATAATGACTGACTTAAACCAAGTCGATATCGAGCAAGGCAAAGTAGACGTTGAGGTATTCAACCAGACAGACGCCGCGTTGTCACTACTTGCCGAGAAATACAGCCATATTCCGGACGTGAACAGCAAAGACGGCTATGAGTTCGTGAAGGCTGGTGTGAAGGAACTGACCGGATACCGGACAACCCTGGACGCCGAGCGCCAGCGGATCAAAAAGCCATACCTGGATGCAGGCCGGATTATCGACAACGAGGCCAAACGGATCACCGCCAAGCTGGTAGAGCTTGAGGAACCGATGAAGGCCAAGAAAAAGGAAGTGGACGACCGCAAGAAGAAGCAGGAGGAACAGCGCCTTGCCCGGTTGCGCGAAAAGGTGAGCGCCATTTCCGGCCGCGTTGCTGAGGCCCGCGGCAAAACCAGCGACGAGATAGCCAAGATCATCGAGGATGTGGATGCGATCGACACCAAGCGCGATTACTACGACCTGACCCGTGAAGCCATTGAAGCGCAGCAGGCCACACTGCACGAACTGTCTGAAATGTATAACCAGCAGTTCAAGTATGAGCAGGCCAAGCTGGAAGAAGAACGGCTACGCAAAGAGCAGGTTGCCCAACGTGAGCAGCAGCGTATTACCGACAAGATCAACGATATGCGCATGTTGCCCGCAGACCTGACCGCCAGGCCCGCCAGCGAGATTGAAGGCAACCTGAAGAACCTGACCGACTACGATATCCCGCGTGACGAGTTTGGCAACCGTTACGACGAGGCGCAGGACGCCAGGCAGAAAGCCATGCAGCAGCTGGAAGCCATGGCGAAGCAGGCCCGGATGATTGAGGAAGCGCAGGCGAAGATTGAGCCGGAACCGGAAAAGACTGTCCCTGAGAAGGTTATGCAGGACGCCGTTGAAAAAGGCACCGGCACAATGAAAGTGGGCAGCAAAAGCGCCGAACACGTTAAACATAGCGAAATCTACGGCGAAGCCACGGAAGAAGAAGATCAAGCATGGGCAGAGAAATACGGCAACGATGTACCGGACCCTGAAATGGAACCGGCGCCAGAAGCTGACCTGCCTGACGTGTGGACTGAGCTTTCCGCCTGGTGCGACAAATGGGAGATTTCCCTGCAAGCCAGCCATGAATTAAACGACATTCTGAACCGTCACCTTTAACCGATAGGGCGCTACGGCGCCCACAACCTGGAGAACACCATGAATCTTGTTTGCGCATACGACACAGAGACAACCGGCCTTCCGGACTGGAAGAACCCGAGCGACAGCCACCACCAGCCGCACCTGGTACAGCTGGCGGCAATACTGGCCGACGAGGACACCGGCAAGGTTATCTCAACCCTGGATCTTATTATCCAGCCGGACGGATGGGAGATTCCGCAAGAAGTCACTGACATTCACGGGATCACCAACGAAATCGCCAACGAGGTAGGTGTGAACGAGATGGACGCCGTTGCCCTGTTCTTGCAGATGGTAGGAAGCGCCAAGCGTCTGGCGCACAACCGCACCTTTGACCAGCGCATTATCCGGATTGCCACAAAGCGCTACTTCCCGGAAAACGTGCAGGAGAAGTGGGCCGAAAAGGAAAACCACGACTGCACTATGATTATGGCCAATCCCATCATGCAGATGGAACCGAAGGGCCGGTATGGCTACAAGTCACCGAAACTGTCTGAAGCCTACCAGCATTTCATGGGCAAAGAGCTTCAGGACGCACACAGCGCCATTGCCGATGCCCGCGCCTGCCTGGATATCTACTTTGCAATGAAGGGGCTCACCAGTGCTGATACTGACGCGCAGGATTAATGAAAAGATTGTGATCCAGACCAAAAGCGGAGAAACGATCGAGGTATTACCGCTTGGTGTCAGTGGATCGCAAATAAAGATCGGGGTGAACGCGCCCCGTGATACCGCGATAGACCGAGAGGAAATCGCACAGAGAAAGAAGGGGAGCAATAATGCCAACTAAAGTAGATAAGTTCATCGAGGATCTGGACGGAGGCGTGTTTGAAGAAAAAACTGTCTCAAATCCTCAGTGACGTGGCCGGCGCCGTGATTGATCAGGGCAAAAACGGCAAGGTCGATATTTCACTGACCCTGAAGCAGATCGGCAACAGCCACCAAGTATGGAGGGTTGCGGGATGAGTGATATAGAGCGGGAAGAATTTGAGCAGGCAGTAGCGGACAAGTGGTCCGACAGTTACAAATTTACACGATTCGGTGATGAGGATTACTACGACGAGGTCCTCGAGGGCATGTGGTGGGGATGGCAGGCCAGCCGCCGGGCGATTTCCAGTTGTTCGGAAATCCCGAATAGCTCAGGCCATGCCAGCCGCCAGGCGCTTGAGGGTGAGCCGGTGGCTTGGTGGGACGGTGACATGTCGGCGGCCGAAGACAGTTTTTCTTTTAAGTTGAATAGGTGTTACACGATCCCGCTCTACACCCACCCTGCCAGCGCCGAGGTTGAACGCTTGCAGTCTCGAGTGGCTGAAAAGTGTGATGCTCCCGTAGGTTGGATAGCTCCCGACAAATACAGGGCGGCGTGTGAATCAAAAATGAAGTTTTTCAAAACAATTAAAGAATTGCGCGAGCAAAATGAAAAGTTGCATGCGCGAGTGGCTGAACTTGAGTCTGACGAGCAAGAGATGGCAGGAGACAACAATGTTTGAGATGCGTGAGATAAAGTGCAAAGAGTGCAAGTCGATCATCGGCTATTCTGACGCAGACTATGCGCCGCTGATCTTGTGCAAAGCTTGCGCGAACAAGGA